GAGTTTGCGGTGTGCCTCGATGCGCCGGCCCCCGGCAACGAGTGCATAGCCGACGCCGTCGGGGCGGACCACGATCGGCTGGAGCAGGCCGCGGTCCTCGATGGACTTGGCGAGGGAGTCGATGTTCCGCATCTCGCGTCGGGCACGGGATCCGACGGAGATGCGGTCGAGAGGGAGGGTGGTGACGTGCACGGGCGCCTCCGGGTGACGGGGTGTCATGGATGTCTCGGCGTTACGGAATCGAGTCCGGTTGGTTGCCGGGTCGGGTTGCCGCAAGTGCTATGAGCCCATGATGGCCCATTTGGCTGACAGGCGTGTCGGCTCGGGGCTGGGGTGCTGTGGTAGTGCCGGGGCGTGAAGAAGCCCCGCCTGGTAATGGGCGGGGCTTCCTAGGGTCGGGTGCGGGTCAGCGGCCCAGGAGTTGGGCTTTGGCCTTCTCGAACTCGGCCTGGGTGAGCGCGCCGGACTCCATTAGGCCGTGAAGCTTGGCGAGCTCGTCCGCCACCGACACTGCGGGGCCCGCAGGACCGCGGCCGGCGATGGCGTTCTCGACCGCGTCCCGCAGCGCCTCGAACTGGGCCTGCTGCTTGCCGCCGAACGGCACCGCGTTCTCGTCCTTGAGCACGTCGGTCTGCAACGCGCCCGTGCGGTGCCCGCGGTGCTCGAGCGTGCCGGGGATGACGAAGCGGATGTAGCCGCCGGTCATCATGCCGGCGGGCTTGAACTGGACGGCGGTGACCTGGGCGATGGGGATGGTGCGGGTGCCGCGGTCGACGAAGCCGGACTTGGGCCGGTTGATGGTGATGGTGTGGCCGTCGAAGGTGACGGCGGCGATGCGGCTAGCGGCGGTGACGGTCACGGCGGGCTCCCTGGTCAGCTGTCGGACTGCTGGCTGCCGCTGTTGATGGCGGCGATCCGGTCGATCATCGCTTTCAGCTCCGTCTGGGCCGCAGTGGCGGATGCTGCGGCCTGGCTCCAGCTGTCGGAGCTGTTGCCGCCGGCCGCAGTGAGGCATGCCTGCGCGGAGGAGGCCGCGTCATCGAGGGCTGCGGCCCAGTGCCGCTGGGCCTCCTGATCGGGAACGGCCTTGTAGGTACGCGCTGCCTGGACGTGGTCGCGAAGCCGGGTGCAGTCCGCGGTGAACGCAGCGTTGTTGCCGGTGTCGCCGCCGATGGCCTGGTTGTCGTCGAGGATCGCTTGGAGATGGGCCTGGCCGCCGCTCTTACTCCAGTCGCCGATCTGGTCGGGCGCGCTGGCCGGGGTGCTCGAGCAGGCGGCGGTGAGCAGGGCAAGGGCTACGGCGGCGAGGGCTCTACGCATGCCGGCCAGCGTGGCAGAGCCCAGGGCCGAGTGTTGACCGTGTGACCAGACCGTGACGAGGTGGCGCAGCCTGTCGGGGTGCATCACCGCGACAAGGGCGACCGTGATCCGACTGTATCTGTGGGCCGGCCAGGCACCCTGCGGCGCCGACGCTAGAACTCGTACCGGAGCTCGTAGAGGTGGCCGGCCTTCGCCATCACCGTGACCTCGATGACTCGGTCGTTGGCGCTGTGAACCACCCGGAGCGTCCGCAACACGGGAAGCTTCGTCGGCGCATTGAGCGCGACCACCTCTTCAGGCGTCGGGATGCGAGCTGAGACGGTGTCGACGCAACGCACCGGCGGGTAGCCCATGTCGGCCAGGAGCCGCGGGGTGCCGCCCTTGATCCTCCGCTGCTCCGAGATAGCCGTGCCTCGAGCAAGCTCAACCGGGTAGTAGGACTTCACGAGTTCGGCTGGCTCGCCATCCAGCGACAGGATCTGAGCCCGCATCACGGCAACCCCACCCTTGGGCAGACCTAGAGACGCCGCGACGTCAGCCGGAGGGGCGACTTCCTCGACCGCGAGCAGAGTGCTCTGCGCTGCGAGGCCGCGCTTCTCGGCCTCGGAGATCCACCGGTACGACTCGCCGGGAGCAGCCGGCTCCTTGTATGCGGCCGGGACCATAGTCCTCACCCGGTGGTCCCGGACGATGATGCCCTTTCCCTTGTGGCTGAGGACGAGGCCTTCCTCTGCGAGCTGGTCGTTGGCGTTCTTGATGGTCTGGGGAGCTACGCCGAACTTCTGCTTGAGGATTCGGGTCGACGGCAGGGCGCTACCTGGCGGGTAGTCGCCGGACAGGATGCCGTCCCGAAGGTAGCTTGCCAGCAGCTCGTGCTGCGGCCACGCTCCCTTCTGCCTTTCGAGGAGAGGCCTCTTGTCCTCTTCGCCTGGAGCGTTGTCGGTCATCGTGTCAGCCGATCTCGGTGGTGTACGTGAGGGTGCGCCCGCGAGCGCGCATGATCATCGAAGTGGCCTCGAAAGGTCTGCCGTCACTGGCTTTGACGACTCGGAAGACATCCAGCACCCAGTCGCTCGCGGGTAGTTCGAGCGTCTCCGACTCCAAGAGGCTGGCCGGCCTGGACATGACCTCCTCGTTAGCCGCGTGCGCGACGAACCCCAGTTCAGCTAGCAAGTTCACCGCGCCGCCACGGATCTTGCGCGGCTCGGACAGCGGGGTCCCCGCTGCGACGGTGCTCGGATAGTACGAGTGCGCCTGCTCCACGGGCTCACCGTCAAGGAGGATCAAGCGACTACGCAGGACGATCGGGTCCCCCGGTGTGACGCCGAGAGCAACTGCGACCCGCTGCGGGGCGGCTACCTCGCCTGCGAACAGCAACTGTTGGCTACCGGTCCGGCCCATCTTCGCCGCCTCGCGACTCCAGGCGTCGCCCGGCCCTTCGGTGACCGGCTGTAGATAGGGCGCCGCCCGGTCTGCCCACTTCTTGCTGTTCATGCCACCCCCTTACACCGTCCGTGACCGAAACCTTGTTGCTTCTCAAGTTAAGGCACAAGGTTGCCCGCCGGGTAGCTGGGGACATCCCGAGAACCTTGCAACCTTTCAAGAGAACTTGTACAGTCGAGAGCACTGCAAAGCCCCACAACCCCTCGAAAGGAGGGCGTAACCGTGCTGCCCGAGAGCCCGCCAGTGCTGACCGTACGAGAGGTAGCCAAAGCCCTTCGGGTCAGCGTCCCCACCGTCTACCGCTGGGTGAAGGACGGCGAACTCGAAGCCATCCGCCACGGCAAGCAGTGGTCCCGTGGCCAGGCTGGCCGCGGAGGCGCCATCCGAATCCCGGCCTCTGTGGTCGCCGCGAAGCTGCAGGCCATCCACGACCTCACCACCGCCGCCTGAGCCTCGAAGGGAGAACTCGACCATGCCCGACCACCAGATCAACAACGGCAACCGCGACCACACCCCCTCGCCGCCCCCTCCCTCGCCGCCCTCCGGTGGCGACGAGTGATCCTCGAACCCGACGCGCTCGCCGACCTCGCCGCCGAGACCCGCGAGGACTTCGACCACCGCGCCCGTTCGTCCCGCCCCACCCCCGAGCTCGGTGCGCCCGACCTCGGACTCGGCTGGCGGGACACCTGGGACGACGAGGACCCGAACGGCCCGGCCATCCCGCCCTTCCCCCGACCCAGGCCCGCCAGCGACTGAAGCGACTCAAGGAGCAGCAAGTGCCCACCATGCACGAGTACCGCCGCAACGCCGCCAGCATCGCCACCACCCTCGGCCAGGTCCCCGCGAGCGCCACGCCCCAGCAGCTCGACCGGCTCCTCGACGCCATGACCGATGAACGGATCCTCGCGAACGCCGAACGCCTCCTGCGCACCCTCGGCCACCAGGAAGCCACCCGATGACCGGCAACGACATCCTGCGGGTCTTCACCCAGGGCGGCGGAATCGTCAGCGTCACCGAGAACACCTACCCCGGCGAGACCACCTACTCCGTGCAGTGCACCGGCTGCACGATCGCCCGGCTGCTCGACTGGCCGAGGACCGCCGTCACCACATGGGTCCAGGGCCACGCCGCCACCTGCCGCCGTTTCCCCCAGAACTGACCCAACAGCCCGAGAAAGGCACCCACATGGCAATCCGCAACAGCATCGCCAAGGCCCTCGACGCCACCGCCCGCAAGGCCTACGACACCGGCACCGCCATCGGCGGCGAGGCGGGCGGCCGCGTCGCCGACACCATCACGAACGCGACCCTCGGCAGCGCCCGACGCCTCACCGGCGTCGACCAGTGCACCTGCTCCGGCAACTGCCAGCACCAGTAACTCCGCCCCGGGGCGGCCAACCAGCCGCCAAGCACGCGACCGCCCCGGGCCCACCCAATCCACCCCTACCGAGCAGACAGGACACACCCAGTATGAACCTCACCCTCGGCGGACAGGTCGGCTTGTTCACCAACAACAACGGCGCCCTCCGCAAGATCCGCCGCGAGCACGACGAATGGATGCGCACCGTCCAGTTCGGCGTCCCCTACTACACCCTCGCGGCGGTCTTCCCCCACCGCAACGACATGGCGTGGACCCGTGACATCCACCTGACCTACGTCTTCGACGGCCGCATGGGGCAGTGGCCGTACAACAACCAGCTCCGCGCCACCAACGGCGCCCTGTCCTGGCAGACGTGGTCCGCGCACGGCCCCCTCTCGACCGAGTGGAAGCCCACCCAGGAGCACTACCAGCTTCAGGACGAGCTCGCCGAAGCGGAGACGCTCTCAAGCGGCGCGTTCCAGAGGCTGCTGCTCGGCGCGATCGACCCGGGCGCCCGCGCGACCCACGAGCGGGCGATGGCCGACGTCAGCCGCCGCTACCCCGAGTCCGTGAAGGCCCTGGCGGGGGCCCGCTGATGTTCACCGTGCTGCGTGAGCGGATCAACCGCAGCCGCGTCGAGGAACGCTTCGAAGCCGGCCAGGCCGCCCAGTGCGACGCGAACCTCGCCCAGCTCTGCCGCATCGACCCCGACGCGGCCCGGATCTTCACCGTCAGCTTCACCGACGCCCACCGCGACCCGGCTCTGCAGGACCAGCTCACCGCCCAGGTCAAGGCCTACGCCATTGCCAAGCACGCTGTCGGCCGACTCGACCTCTACAACCAGCTGTTCAACGGCATCTGATCGCCGTACGGCGCCGCACAGCCCCAGCTCTGTGCGGCAGCCGCAGGCACTCAGACCACCCGACCAGCACCCGAAGGGAGGAACCATCCCATGAGCCGACGCACCGCCACCCACCCCGAACTCCAAGCCCTCACCACCACCGCGATCAGCCTCGCCACCCTCGCCTTCACCTGGACACCCGGCCTGGCAACCCCCGTCATCGCCGCAGTCCTCACCTACCTCGCCGTCACCACCGGCGGCAGCTGGGCCCTGCGCTGGCACACCCCGCACACCCTGGCCGCCACCAACCTGATCCTCCGCCACACGATCGCCGCCACACTCCGCGCCACCGCCTGGGCCATCCGGACTATCGCCACCGCGCTGCTGTGGCTCCTCAACACCGCCACCCAGCACCTCACCAACATCCGCTACACCACCGCCGCCTAACCACCCCGAAAGAGGCCCAAGCCATGAGCGACACCCTGAGCGCCGCTCAGACCCCCCTCAAGCAGCCCCCCAAGCTCTCCCCCCGCGAGATCAAACTCCTCTACGTCACTGTCACCCTGCTCCTCGCCGTGGGCACCATCGGCCTGTTCGTCTCCTTCCAGTCCGTCTCCACCAAGGCCGCCGCTTGGGGCTTCCAGACCCCGCAGCTCCTGCCGATCGCCATCGACCTGGCCATCCCCGGTTTCACCATCGCCCACCTCCTCCTGATCCGGATGGACATGGAGCTCGCCTGGGTCCGCGCCGTCCCTTTCCTCCTCACCTTCGTCACGATCTACCTCAACATCCAGGCCGGCCACGGGATCGGCGCCAAGCTCGCCCACGGCGCCCTCCCTCTCGTCTGGGTCGTCTGCTCCGAGATCGCCGGGCACGTCTACCGCGTCCTCATCGGACACGCCACGGGCAGGCGCATGGAGCGGATCCGCCGCTCCCGGTTCCTCCTCGCCCCCTTGAGCACGAGTCGCCTGTGGCGCCGGATGGTCCTGTGGGAGGAGACCTCCTACGGCACTGCCCTCTCCCGTGAGCGCGGCCGGGTCATGGCGCGAGCCGAGCTCCGTGAGCGCCACGGCTGGCGATGGCGGTGGCGGGCTCCGATCCGCGAGCGCGCCCTGCTGCGCATGGGAGAGCTCGCTCCGATGGCGCTTCAGAACGCCATCGCAGAGCGCCCCACAACCGCCATCGAGGGCGCCCTCGAAGCGCCACGGGCAGCCCATCTGGAGCGCCACGAGAGCGCTACGCACGAGCCCGGCATGGCGCCCCAGCTCGCCACGGAGGGCGCCCCGCAAGGCGCCACGGAAGACGCCGTGAGGCGCCCTCAGACCGCCACACAGAGCGCCACCGAGGCGCCTCAGACGCGCCCCGCCGACGCCACACCGGCCGCCCCGAAGGCGCCACGACAGGCCGCCACAAAGCGCCCCAAGAGCGCCCCGAGGGACGCCGCGAGGGACGCCATCAAGGCGCTCTACACAGAGCTCGGAAGGCGCCCCCTGGAGTCCGAGATGGTCGCCCGCCTGAAGGCGATCAAGTCGCCGTACGGCTCGCGTCAGTTCGCCAACAAGATCCGCGCCGAGATCGAGAAGGCCGACCCCAGCCTCGCAGCCCTCGGCTCCGACAACGTGCGGCCCCTCACCGGCACCGACAGCTGACCTGACGGCCCGCCGGTGACACCCCAGCCCCCGCACCCACCTGGGGTGGCCGCCGCAAGCACTCAGTTCCGCACCCTCTTTGACCTGCTGACTTTTCGAAGGAGATGCTTCCCCGTGGCCCAGGACTACATCGGACCCATCACGTTCCTGCCTCGCCCGCAGCGGGCGGCCTCCGCAACGATCACGCCGACGATGCCGACGACGACGGCCCCCGTGGACTCGTTCCCGCAGGTCGCCGATCAGATTCCGGCCGACTACACGCCGTCGGCATCAGCGATCAACGACACCGTTTACCTCCCCGCCAAGCCTCCGCGCCGCGTCGCCCACGGCTTCCTGACCAGCTGCGTCGCCGTGGCCGGACGCGCCGTCAGCCTGGTCGTCCGCTACAAGGTCGAACTCGCCCCCGCCATCACTACCAGCAGCCTCACCGCGCTCGGCTGGTGGCAGCACTTCACCACGGCCAGCCACTACGCCACCGGCGCATGCACCGCCCTCGCCGTGGCCGGCGCAGCAGTAGCCGCATACGGGCTCGAGCGGAAGCACGACAGAGTCACCGCCGGTGGCGCCGCCCTGGCCGTGGCGTTCGGCGACATCGCCGCCGCAGCCGGAGGCGGCCCCGGCGCGATGTCTCTGACCGCCACCGCGGTGAGCACGGCCCTGGCGTACGGCGCGTACGTGCCGTGGCTCATCCGGCACCGCACGTCCCACAATCCCATCACCGCCGCTGTGGCGCCCAGCGTGCTCAGCACTGCGGAGCCCGACGCCATCGAGGCGCCCGAGGGCGCCAGCATCACCGTGACGGCGGCCGGACCGTTCTACGACAACGCCATCCCCTACCAGGACGACACCAGCAAGGACATCGCCGACCCCATCCGAATCGGCTGGGACGAGAACGGCCAGCCCGTCCACCTCACCCTCCTGTACCGGCACACCCTCATCGCCGGTGCCGCCGACTGGGGCAAGTCCGGCATCCTCAACCTGATCATCAAGAAGCTCATCCGCAAGGACCACGTCGAGCTGTACGGCATCGACCTCAAGCCGGGAACACCCGAACTCGGCCCCTGGGCGCCACTGTTCAAGAAGATCGCCAGCACCCCCGAAGAAGCACGCGACCTGCTCCGAGCGATCAAAGCCGAAGGCGACCGGCGTGGCGCCCACCTCCAGCAGCTCTCCCTCACCGAACTCACCGCCGGCCGCGAACCCGTCCGCAAGTGGATCCCCGGTAAGCACGGAACCTCGATCTACGTCATCACCGACGAGCTCGGCGAGCTGATCCGCCAGGACGAGCAACTCCGCAAGGAAGAAGCCGAGTACCGCAAGCTCGACAAGGAGAACGCGCTGCCGCCCGAGCCAGCGGTCACCACCCTGTACGAGTCGGGGCTCGCAGTCCTCCGCTTCCTCGCCATCCACTTCATCGCCGCCACCCAGCAGCCCTCGGCCAGGGTGTTCGGCGGGAACACCGACATGCGGGGGAACTACGCCAACCGGATCTCCACACGGGCGGGCGAGGCGGGTCACGCCGAGTTCGTGTTCGGCAAGGGCTGTCGCGGTGCCGGGTTCGTTCCGGAGAAGCTGACCCGGCCGGGCGAGTTCTTCCTGCAGTCGCCGGAGATGCCGCAGATCGAGCCGCCGCGGTGCCGGGCCGAGTGGGTCAGCGACAGGGACATCGCGGCGGACGTGGCGCACCTGCACGCCGTCAGGAAGCCCGTCCTCCCGGTCGGTCGGTTCGCGCCGGAGGGCGGCACCCTCCACCTGCTCCGCCAGACGACCCCGCCGAAGCCCGCCGGGCCGCCCGCGCCGGTGTACCCGGACGGCACCACCGTTCCTCGGGACGAGTGGCCGGACCTGTACCGCGTGTTCTGCCGCCTGTGTGAGACCAACGGCGCGGCCACGAAGGACGACCTGGTCGAGAACGGCCCGTTCGCATCCCGCGACACCGCCCGCCGGGCCATGGACGTGTGGGTGCAGCGCGGTGTCCTCGTGCGGAAGGCTGGCCGAACGGAGCAGTTCTACCTGCCCGACGCCGATGAGACCAGGGACGCGTGATGGCCGCCGCCGTGCTCACCGCAGCGAGCTTCGACCTGGACGCTGCCGGGCTGCTCCTGGTCGCCGAGATCGAGGACTACCTGCGCTCGGTCGCCCCCACAGCGGCCGGGCCGGGCCCGATCGATCTCGCCCGGATCCTCGCCAGCATGCCGCCGCCGAATCCGCACGGCAGCGTGCTTCAGCCGTGGAACGCTGAGCACCCGCTGCCGCAGCTCACCCTGATCGACCGGCTCCGGCACCGCCGCCCCGTCCTCGACGTCGCCCCCGCCGAACACCTGCAGCTCACCGCCCGCTACATCGCCCACTACGGCTGGGCACAGGGCGTCCTGTGGACCGGCTGCGGCGCCGCGTGCATCCTCGGCGCGCAGCTTCGCGTCCACGCCGCCGGGTACGGCACCGCCGAGACCATCCGCCGCGCCCGCCAGCGACTCGGCAACGAACTCGGCTACCTCGGCCAGCCGATGCCCGTCGACTCGTTCAACGACCTGCCGACCACGACGAGGCACGATGTCCACCGCCTGCTCGAGCGAGCCGCCGCACGCTGAACCAACGCCCCGCCCACACCGGGCGGGGCGTTTCGCATGCCCGGGCGACATACTGGACGGCATGATGCGCACCCTCCGCGCCTTCCGACAGCGAGACGACCGCCTCCCCACTCAACGGCCCCCGGCCAACCCCACCCGGATCGCCGTCCTCGAACACGACCTCCTCGGCATCCAACCCGAGCCAGGCACCATCGCCGCCCTCGCCGTTGTCCTCCGCAAGGCCGGGACCTGCATCGAGCACAAGCCCGTCCAGGCAGGTGCGGGCAGCACGATGTGCACGGGCTGCGGCCGGACTATGCACCTCAAGGAGGACGGGACATGGCGAACGGCGACATGACGCCCGAAGAACTCGACCAGTTCTGGGCCGCCCTCTACCGCCTCCGCGCCCAGGCCTACCGCCTGGCAGCCTCACGCGACGAACTCAACGCAACCGCGATCGAGGCAACCGCCGCCATGAGACGCTTCGTCGCCGCGCTCGCTGAGGCCGAGGCTTCAGAGATCGCCGAGCACCCGGACCTCGCAGAGCTCAACGTCCAACTCGACGGCTTCTACGGCACCTGAGTCGCACCGGCCCACCCAACTCGGGGCGGGCGCCGTTGCGTTTACCGCGTCCCGGCAGACGGTCCTGTAACACTGGGCACTGATCAGCCAGAGCAACCCGGGAGCCCTGAATGCGCCACGCCCAGACACCTTGCCCAGGCACCCATAACAACCGGTGGCGCACCGCCCAAGCCGAATACGATCAGCACGGCACACCCCACGACCTCCAGCCCGCATGGGGCCAGCCCGTCCACTGCCCGAACTGCCAGGCCACCGCGCACACCCGACTCGCAGCACTCCCCTATCTCCTCGTCGACATCAGCCTCGAAGCCCGCAACGGCCGCTTCGGCAGCAGCGCCCTCAAACTCGTCCCCACCACCAGCGGCAGCACCACCCCGGCCTGGCCCGGCCAGCACGCCCGGATCCTCGCCGACCACATAACCGGCGCGCTCACCGCCCTCGAAGACGACATCCGCGAACTCCGCGCCCTCAACCCCCGGCCCGAATACGGCAGTGAAGGCACCACGGTGAACGCCTCCGTCACCTTCCTTACCGCGCACCTCGACTGGGCCCTCGAACATCACCCCCTCGCCGACGAGCCCCACGGCGGCATGGGCGGCAACCCTGCCTGGCAGATCCGCTGCTGGTACGTCGCCGCCGAACGCTTCACCAAGCAGGACGACCTGCGCGAGGTCCAGCGTCTTGCCCCGTGCCCGCGCTGCCACGGCCCGTACCTCGTGACGTCACCCGAGGACGGGATGATCGAATGCCGTGACCCGGACTGTCGACGGGTCCTCACACAAGCCGAGTACGAGGACTACGTCCGGGCGATCCGGACGGCTGTCAAGAGGGCTGCTTGACTTTCTTTCGCATCATGCATGATCCTGGGCGCAGGTTCGGCATGCCCGCTTTTGCTCTCTCCAGCCCCGACGCCCCAACGGCTCGGGGCTGTCGGCGTTTCAGGGGGAGGTCGTCGTGGTTGATCTGTCGGTTGATCTGGCCACCACCTTGTGGACCGTGGAGGAGTCGGCTGAGGCGGCGCAGGTGTCGCCGAACGTGGTGCGGAACTGGAAGTACCGCGGCCGTCTGGAGCAGGCCGGTACGGACTGGCGGGGACGTCCGCTGTTCCGTGCTGTCGATGTGATTCGCGCGGAGAAGGCGACGCGGGAGAAGGCCCGGCGTTCCTACCCGATGGCTGCCTGACGGCCTCTTGAGTTCCCTGCTGTGCGGCTGTTGCCCGGCAGGGCTGGCCCGCTTCCGAGGGTGAGCGGGCCCGGGTTCGCCGGCCTGGCCCTACCGTCCCCGGCCAGGCCCGGCGAACACCGAAGGCGGTGGATCGTGGCCGAGTGCCTGTGGTGCGGACGCCCCGTACCCGACGACGTCGACGGCGAGTTCTGCTCCACCGTCTGCGGACTCCGATGGGCCAACGAGACACCGGAAGGGGACTGACGTGGCCGCGCTCAACTCCGTCCAGGTCGGTTGCCCAACGTGCGGCGAGACCATCACTATTCCGCTCGAAGCCGTCTTTGGCGAAGCCGAGAGCAACCGACTCCCGGTCACCCTCACCCCAGACCTCGCCCCGATCACCATCCACGCCGCGACACACCAGGAGGCGTGATGCAGCACCACACCGTCCAACAGATCGATCACGGCCCCCGAACCGGCAAGTGGATCTACACCGGCGGGAACCACCGCATAGGACGGTACGCCGAGTGCTGCTCCGAGCCCTGGCTGGAGATACTCGAAACCCCCGCCGACCACCGCGACACCTCCCCGGCATGGGAGAACATCGGCCACGACACCGCCGACGAGGCGCACGCGCACATGCGGGAAGTCCTCATCGGGAAGCTGCGGCTCGGGCACTCCCAGTACACCGACTGGGCAGGATGCCGCGCACCGCGGCCCGACGGCTCGATCTGCGACGTGCCGACGAAGAACTGCGCCGACATCCCGCCGATGCACTTCAACGCGCCGCTGTGCGACGAACACCTCAACGTGGCGACGGTTGAGGCGATGTGGAACGGGCCCGGCGACTGGTCTGGATCCTGGTGACCCTGGACAACCCGCACCGCGCTCTCGACGCGCCGTTCACCCCCGAACCCGACTGGGACCCGATCCCCGGCACCTGCTCCCGCTGCGGCAGCCGAGCGTTCCTCGGCGAGACCCGCTGGTGGCACGACGGACCACCATGCCGAGCACGCCGCACCGACCGCCTCACCCAGCCGGTACCGGCCGAGTTCATCCCCGACCCTCCCTCAGCCACCCTCAGCTGACCCCTCACCCTCGGAGCACCCTCATGCTCGTCCTGCCCACCCGATCCCAGCGGCGCGCCGTATCCCGGAAGCTCGCCCGTCAGTACGCGTTCTACAACGGGCCCGCGCCCCGGTACGAGCCCGCTCGGAACGACACCTGCGACACCCATCACCGCAAGCTGCCTTGCAAGCGCTGCAACGGCGACACCCAGTGATCCCGACATCCGGCCAGGCCCGGATCAACGCGAAGCGAAACTCCCGCGCCGAGTTCTGGCGCACCGTCCGCATCCGCGTCTCCACCCAAGCCGAGCCGCTGTTCCGCGAAAGCCTCGACCTCCTCGGCCCCGGAACCCGCATCTACGGACGAACCGAACTGCCCTGGCTGGCCTCCGAGCTCCACGTGCACATCCCCGGCGCCCCCGCCGAAGCTGTCACCGCCGAACCCGTGTTCCGCACCGAGCGCACCGGTCCCCACGAGTACAGCACCGTCCTCGACCACATCGAGTGGCACCGCGCCGACGGCACCCGAATCGGCGCACACCCCGAGCTCTGACTCACCCCCACCCTCAAGGAGAACCCCGTGTCGAAGATCCTCGACGAGCTCCACGCCCTCACCGACCAGCTCCGCGCCGAGGGCCACCACCTCGCCCGGGACTTCGTGACCTTCGTCATCAGCAAGCAGAACGAACCCGTCACCGTGTTCGCGATCCCGACTGCCCTCAACCCGATCATCCAGCAGACCAGCACACCCTGACAGGGCAGAGGAGGCCCAATGCCAGTCTCCCGAGCCGAACGAGCAGCCATCGCCGCACGCCGCGCCAAGCTCGTCCAGTACCGCAGGAAGAAGATCCCCTACTCGGAGATCTACGAGGAGCTCGGCTACAAGTCCCCAACCGCCGCCAGCAAGGACTTCACCCGAGCCCTCGAAGAGTCCATCGCCCGGCAGGACGCCAGCGTCGAGGTGTACCGCGAAGAACAGCTCGGCGAACTGGAGTACCTCGCCGAGGAGATCCACCGGATCTTCCGCGAGCCCCACTTCCATGTCTCGGTCACGACCGGAAAGACCGCAACCCACCCGGTCACGCAGGAACCCCTCCTTGACCACGGGCCGAACCTCGCCGCCGCCGACCGGCTCCTGAAGATCGCGGCGCAGGTCGCCAAACTCCGCGGGCTCGACTCCCCGCAACGTGTCGAGGGGGTGTTCACGATCGATGCCCTCAACCAGGCAATCGTCGACGCTGAACAGCAGCTCGCCGCTTTTGGCGACGAAGCTGGCGATGATGAAGCAGCTGAGGGATCTCCACGCTGAGATCGAGCAGCGGCGGGAAGCCCGCCGCGCCCGCGGGCCGAAGTGGACCACCCCCGGCGACCTCGCGGCCCTCGTCGACGGCAGCACCGTACAGACCGTCGCACTCGACCTGGTCGACCAGGAGATCATGCGGGCGTACACCACCCCCGGCGCCCGCCTGATCATCTCCCTGCCGCCACAGGAAGGGAAAAGCTCCAGGGTCACCAAGGTCGGCTCCCTGTGGGCGCTCACCCGCAACCCCGAACTCCGACTCGGCATCGTCTCCTACTCCCAGTCCCTCGCCGAAACGTTCGGCCGAGAAGTCCGTAACTGGATCGTCTCCAACGACGGCGACGAGGGCACCTTCGACATCGGCCTGCGCATCGCCCGCGACTACGGCTCCGCGAAACGCTGGCAACTCGCAGGGCACCGCGGCGGCATCGTCTGCGTCGGCATCGGCTCCGGCCTCACCGGCCGGCCGCTGGACGCCCTGGTCATCGACGACCCGTTCGCCGACAAGGAACAGGCCGCGTCCGCCTACTACCGCGAGCGGGTCTGGTCGTGGTGGCAGGCCGTCGGCTCCACCCGACTCGCCCCCGGCGCCCCGGTGATCTGCATCCTCACCCGCTGGCACGAGGACGACATCGCAGGCCGGTTCCTCGCCGCCGAGGACGGCCACCGGTGGCAGGTCGTCAACATCCCCGCGCTCGCCGACCACGACCCGAACAAGGGCGAGAGCGACGCGCTCGGCCGGCAGCCCGGCGAGTGGCTCGTCTCGGCCCGTGGCCGCACCGCCAAGGAGTGGGAAGCGATCCGCATCCAGGCCGGCACGCGCGTGTTCAACGCCCTCTACCAAGGGCGTCCGTCGCCCGATGCGGGAAACGTGTGGCAGCGGCCGTGGTGGCGTCGCTACCTCACGCCGCTGTGGTCGCAGCACCCGACCGTGCCAGACGCGTACCTCGTAGACGAGGCCGACGAGCTGGTCATGTCGTGGGACATGGCGTTCAAGGACACCAAGAGCAGTGACTACGTGGTCGGGCAGGTGTGGGCGCGGCGCGGCGCCAACGTGTACCTCCTCGACCAGGTCCACAAGCGCCTCAGCTTCACTGACACCCTCGCGGCGTTCACCGCGCTGGCCGCCCGCTGGCCGCAGGCCACGACCAAGCTCGTCGAGGACAAGGCCAACGGCACGGCGATCATCGACACCCTGAAGTCGAAGATCCCGGGGATCATCGCCGTGACCCCGACCGAGTCGAAATACGCCCGCGCCAACGCGGTCGCCCCGCTGATCGAGGCCGGCAACGTCTTCCTGCCCGAAACAGGGATCGCCCTGGCCGACCCGGACCCGCTCATCGACGAGGCCGCCGCGTTCCCCCACGGCAGCCACGACGACCAGGTCGATGCGACCAGCCAGGCCCTCGCCCACATGCTCCTCGACGGCAACGGAGCCGCCGCCTGGATCAACTGGGTACGCCGCAAGGCCGAGGCCGCCGCCCAGCAGGCCGCGCCGACGACAGCCGTCGAACCCACCGCGACGCCAGACGAACCACAGACCGAAGACCCCGCCGCAGCACGCAAACGCGCCCGCGACGCCGCCTACCGGAACCACCGATAGCCGCAGAGGGGGTCGCGCCGCATGGGTGTCCGAGACCGCCTCGCCAACCTCCGCAAGGTCTTCGGCAACACCGAACCTGCGGCGATGCGCCAGGGCGAGATCGCCTCCGGCATGACCCCCGCCAACGCGTTCTCCCCCGGCGAGCCAATCGGCCCCTACGACGGGTTCTCCCGCACCCCCCGGTCCCAGAACTTCGTCACCGGCTACAACATCGCAACCCGGCCCCGCACCCACGAGCGCGTCGCGTTCGAAACCCTGCGCGGCCTCGTCGAGGCCTACGACGTCGCCCAGATGTGCATCTGGCACCGCATCGACTCGATCCGGTCCCTCGACTGGTCGTTGATCGCCGCGAAGGGCCACAGCGGCGACACCACCGACCACATCCAGGTCGGCATGAAGGCCCTCGCCAAGCCCGACCGGCAGCAGCCGTTCTCGGTGTGGCTCGCCCAGTGGCTGTACGACATCCTCGCCTACGACGCCGGCACCCTGTACCGGCTGCGGAACCGCCGCGGTGACGCGGTCGGCCTGCGCGTGGTTGACGGTACGAGCATCGCGCCGCTTCTCGACTACTGGGGTAACTCCCCTGAGGAGCCGGCCGAGGCGTACGTGCAGTACGTCAACGGTCTGCCGTGGAACTGGCTGACCCGCGGCGACCTCGTGTACGTGCCGTTCCGGATGCGCGCGAATTCCCCGTACGGGCACGCCCCGTTGGAGTCGATTCTTCTCAACGCCAACACGGATCTGCGGTTCCAGCAGTATTTCTTGGAGCGGTTCACCGAGGGGAACATTCCGGCCGCGTTCGCATCGGCGCCAGAGACGTGGACGCCGCAGCAGATCGAGCAGTTCCAGGAATACTGGGACGCTTTCATGCTCGGCGACCAGGCCGTCAAGTCGCAGATCAAGTGGCTGCCTGGCGGGTCGGGTATCGAGTGGTCCAACGAGAAGGACTTCTCTGACCACTTCAGCTTGTTCCTGATGCGGAAGACCTGCGCGGCGTACCACGTCGTGCCCAGCGACCTCGGTTTCACCGAGAACGTCAACCGGTCCTCGGGCGAGTCACAGGCCGACGTTCAGCACCGCGTCGGCGATCTCCCGCTGATCCGGCACATTCAGACGATCCTCACCGCCTTCCTCCAGGACGACCTCGGGCTGCCCTTGCAGTTCGCGTTCGACCTCGGCGAGGAGCAGGCCGACCGGCTGCAGCAGGCCCAGGCCGACAAGATCTACATGGAGCTCGGAGTCATCGGCGGCAGTGACATCCGCGAGATGCGCTACGGCCTGCCCGAGCCCGATGGCCAGCCGATGCCGCGCTTCATCTACACCACCCGCTCCGGCCCGATCCCGCTGTCGTCGCTGTACGCGGTCGCCGGCCCGGTCGATGAGGCGACCGCCGCTCCCGAACCAGGGGAGCCGCTGCCGCACACCGTGTTCGGTGGTGTGGAAGGTGTCCTTCCGAACCCGCCGATCAAGGTGATGTCGCTCGCGGAGCAGGAGTTCGGCGCGTCCGCGATGCCCCTGGCCCCGCCGCCGCAGCCCGTCATGCAGCCGTCGGACGCCACGGGCGCTCCGGTAGCGAAGGACGGCGCGCCAGCCGCCGGGATCACCACGGCGACGGGCGTCACCTCCTACGACCTCGTCGGCCAGCGCGAGGACGAGGACGATGAGGACGACGAGGATCGGGCGCAGCTCGCGAAGTCGGAGATGGCAGCGTTCCGGTCCTTCGTCAAAGGCCGTCGCCGGAAGGGCGTCTGGCACGACTTCGAGTTCCGGGCCGTCGACCCTGTCCGCGCTCGGCGTCTCAACCAGGGCGGCCGAGCCGCAGTCCGCAAGGCAGCCGGCGAGATCGCCGTCGCCGGCCTCGCGGTCCGCGCGGAGGACACGGGCCGGGTGCTGATGCTGCAGCGGGCGTTGGACCCGGACGATCCCGCCGCTGGCTGCTGGGAATTCCCTGGCGGCCATCTCGAAGGCACCGAGTCACCGCTCATGGGCGCGTGGCGGGAGTGGTCCGAGGAGACAGGATGCATCCCGCCACCGGGCGTCCAGAGCGGTACGTGGGCCAGCGGCATCTACCAGGGCATCGTCTGGACGGTTCCGTCCGAGGACTGCGTGCCGGTCAACGGCGGTCGGGAGATCACGAATCCGGACGACCCGGACGGCGACCAGGTAGAGGCGATCGCCTGGTGGGACCCGGCGCAGCTACCGGGGAACCCTGCCGTGAGGCCGGAGCTCATCGCTGACATCGATACCGTCCTCGAAGCCTTCGGCTGCACCGGCGCGGGGCTCGCGAAGTCTGGTGATGACGGCCCAAAAGCCGACGGGCCAGCCGCTGACACCTGGCACGGCTGGCAGATGGACATGCGCGCCGCCCACCACTGGGCGCCGCGCATCGCCGCTGCCACCGCTACGGCCTTCACTGTCCAGCAGGCAACCGACCTGGTCCGCTCCTACCTGAACCAGCACGACCCGGAGCAGACCGACCGCAAGGCTGTCGTCGAGGCGGCCGCGGCGTGGCTCGCCGCCCAAGGCCTCAACCTCGCGCAGCCGATCGCCGACGCCTTGACGGCGCTGTACACCGACGCGTTCCTGATCGGCAGCGCAGCGGCGATCGCCACCGCCGACCACACCAACCCCGACACCGGCCACTGGCAGCCCGGCGACACCGCCGCGGCCCGCGAGCAGCTCGAGCAACTTGGTGCCACCACCGGTCTGGTCGAACTCACCGACCAGGCCGACGAAACCGCTCAAGGCATCGCCCACGCTCGTGTCACCGACCTTGCCCGCGCACTCGCCGTCGGGGTCCTCGCAGGCGACAGCATCGTCACCATCGCCCACACCCTCGTCGACACGCTTGCCGACCCGGGTCGGGCACTCGCTGTCGCGCTCACTGAGATCACCCGCGGGTCCAGCCAAGCCGCCGTCGGCGCCTACCAGGCCCGGCTCATCACGCACGGCCGGTGGGTCACCGAACAGGACCGCAAGGTCTGCCCGGCCTGCCAGGCGAACGCCGACGCCGGGCCGATCCCGATCGGCCAGCCCTACCCGGGCGGCCCCGCCTACCCGCCACAGCATCCGCACTGCCGGTGTGCCCTGATGCCCGCCTAGGAGGTGGCAATGCCCGAGCAGAGATTCGTCCTCGGCCTGGCCTATCAGGCCGGTCGGGATCCACGGATCGCGAAGGGAGCAGACGGCGGGCGGGACTTCTTCACCCCATCCGAGCTGGAGAAGGCGTGCTGGTCGTTCCTGCCCGGCGGCGCGGAGGTCGGCCTGTTCCACGCCGACGGTACGACCGGCCACATGACCGTAACCGAGAGCTACATCTACCGCGGCCCGGACTGGGAACAGCCCGACGGCACAGTCATCAAGGCTGGCGACTGGCTCATCGGCGGCATCTGCGACGAAACCGCCTGGCGGCTCGTCAAGTCCGGCCGCGTCAACGGCTTCAGCCCGCAAGGCGTGGCACGCCGGATCCGACCAAGGAGCGAGACATGACGGACGTACTCGGCGACGACACCGAGTTCACGGAACTGGTGGACGCCAACGTGCCTCGCGTCGACCTCGTCGGGATGCCTGCGAACGGTGCACCCGGGTTTCTGCTGATGAAGCAGGACTCGCAGGCCGGCCTGATGGACCCCGCGTTCGTCCGTGACCTTATCGCGAAGGCCGACCCCACCCCGTCGACTGAGGACAAGGTGACCATGTCCGGTAGCCCCGCCGCGATCGCCCGCCTTATCCACGAGGCCGCTGCCCGGCAGGTCGCCAAGGCCGCCGTAGAGCCCACGTACGAACAGCTCGTCAAGGCGAAGTACAACGCCGACGACCTGCGCCGCATGGCCGCCAACGGCCAGGCCATGGACGACGAATCCTACCCGGTCGCCGACCGCGAAGACCTCGACCGGGCCATCCGCGCAGTCGGCCGCGGCGGCGCAGACCACAACGCGATCCGACGGCACGTCATCGCACGAGCCAAGGCCCTCGGCGCCTCGTCCGAGATCCCGGACAACTGGAACGCCGACGGCTCGCTGAAGGGCGACGTGGCGAAGGAGATGGACATGGACGACGTCCTCGACCCGATGACCGCCCTCGCCGAGACCGACGGCGACCACCAGGGCATGGACACCGACCCCGGCTCCCCCGCATGGGAAGCCGTCGACGCCGCCACCGCACGCAAGTGGACCAGCATCCTCGCCCGCGCGAAGGCCGCCATCGACATGCTCGCCGACCGCGAACTGCTGGAAGCCGCAGCTGGCGACGAGGACGACGCCATGAAGGCGTTCGACCTGCAGGACGCGTGCTGCGCGATCGACTACGCCATCTCCGTCCTCGCCCCGTTCGCCGTCGCCGAGCAGGCCGAGGCCGACTGCGGCGAGGAGATGCAGGCCGTCGGCAAGGCCCTGGGAGGCTTCGACCTGGCGCCGCTCGACACGATCGAGGCCCTCGCGCACATCGCCAAGGCCGGCCGGGTCCTGTCCGCCGCCAACGAGGCCGCGATCCGCGGCGCCGTCGAGTCCCTGCAGAAGGTCCTCACCTCGCTGCCCACGGCGCCCATCGAGAAGGAGGCCGCGCAGCCGGTCACCGATGACAAGGAGACCAGCATGCCCGAGCCCACCACCTCCGCCGAGACCACCGCCGCCCACGGCGAGGAGCCCGAGATGGGCATCGCCAAGGCCGACGGTGAGAAGACCCCGATGGTCGTCGTCTATGACCAGAAGGGCCGCCTCATCGGCATCGTCGACCCCGGCGACGTCACCCCGGTCGCGAACGCCGAGGCGGACGCCGACGACATGGACGACGCCCCCGCCGGCACCGACGGCACCGACGACGGTGCCCCCGAGACCACCGACCTCACCCCGCAGCCGCAGGCCGAGGCCGGGACCCCCGCCGACGCCGTACCCGACGGCGTCACCAAGCAGCAGTACGACACCAACTCGGACGTTCTCAAGAGCAGCATCCTGAACGTGGTCACCACCGCGCTCGACGAGTACAGCGCCACCCAGCGCGAGGAGTTCGCCAAGCAGGCGGACGCCATCGTGGAACTGGCGGACCTCGTCGCGACGCTCAAGGGCCAGGTCAAGGCGCTGGAGGAGCAGCCCGCCGAGCCGAAGGTGTTCACCAACGGAGCCGTCCCGCCCGCACACCAGATGCGCGGTCAGGACCGAGGCGCCACGCCCGTCGACGTCGCCAAGGCCCGCGAGCTCAAGACCGAGCTCTACCGAGGCCAGGACGCCGGCACCCAGAACCGGGCCGCACTCGAACTGCAGGGCCTCGCCATCGCCCAGCTCCAGGAGATCCACCAGCGGCGCTGACCGCCCGCACCCCAGCCTGAACCAGCCCCCGAGAGCGCCACGCGCCCGGGGGCTTTCGCATGCCCAGGAGGCACACCTTGAGCGCACCGCTCAGCACCATCACCGAGGAGACCCTCGCCGCGATCAGCAAGGCGCAGACCAGCGGCATCCTCGAATCGACCGGCATCTACAGCTACGACCTCTCCGAGCTCGTCTCCCTGGTCCCGGTCGTCACCCCGTTCCGCGACCACGTCGCCCGCAAGCAGAGCCCCGACGGTAACCCGTACGCGGTCTGGCGTGCGATCATGAACCTCACCAACAGCCAGCCCGACCCGGCGATGGGCTTCGACTACGCGGCCAACGAGACCTCGTTCCTCGAGCAGGACTTCCAGGCCCGGTACAAGCCCACCGGGTACGCCGGCCTCGTCACCCAGGACGCCTACGACCTGGCCAAGGGCTATGGTGACCCGTACGCGATCGCAACGTTTCAGGTGCTCAACCAGGTCCTCATCGCGGACGACCGCAAGCTCGTCGGCGGTCAGTCGTTCGCGCTCGCCGCCGCGGCCGCACCCGTCCTGACCCAGCACGCCACCGGCGGCACCATCGGCGCCGTCACCGCGTACGTCGGCGTCGCAGCGCGCACCGGCTCCGGCTACTACTACGGCTCCGGCAACTCGCAGGGTGCGTCGGCGAGCACCACGTTCGGCTCCGGATCCGCGAACAGCATCACCGCGACCGTGACCAGCATCCGCGGCGCGGTCTGCTACGACTGGTTCTACTCCGCGAACGGCACCACCTGGTACTACTACACGACCACGACCACCAACACGGTCACCATCACCGCGACGATCACCAGCAACAACGCGCTGCCGACCGGCACGACCGTCCCGGACCTGTCCACGTCGTGGAAGGGCACCGCCAACGCCGTCCCGACCTACAACTCCGCAGCCGACAACGGCTCCGCGAACGCCAACGACTACGACGGCTTCCTCGCGTCCCTCGCAGGCGACTACAACGGCTCCGGCCAGTGGGTCCAGCCCGGCACCGGCACCGCCAACCCGTCGATCAACAACTCGCTGAACGGCGCGGCCCTCACCCTCACCGGTGGAACGGTCACCGAGATCGAGCAGTACCTGTTCCTGCCGCTGTGGCAGCAGGTCAAGTGCTCCCCGACCGCGCTGATGGTGAACGCCTCGCAGGCCCAGGAGATCGCGAACCTGATCCTCGGCGCGAGCTCGGCCACCACCTTCCTCAACACCGACGCTTCGGGCCGTGTGTCCGTCACCGCCGGTGGCCGGGTCGGCGAGATCGTGAACGCACCCGCCGGCGGCGTCACCGTGCCGATCGAGGTCCACGTCTCCGTGCCGCCGGGCACCATCGTCGCCCGCACCGACCGCGTTCCCTTCCCCCAGGCGAACATCAGCTCGGTGCTCGAGTACAGGGCCCTCCGCGACACCGCCCAGTTCGACTACGGCATCGCCCGCGTCGCGAACACCGCCGGCGGCGGCCCCCGCAAGGAGTTCGAAATCCGGTCGGTCGGCGCGTTCCTGAACCGCGCCCCGGTCGCGATGGCCACGCTCCAAAACGTCAGCTGACATGCCGACAGGAGCTCGGTTATGATAGGCGGGTGAAGCGATGCACCAAGTGCGGCATCGAGAAGCCGCTGGACGAGTTCCATAAGGCAGCCAAATCGCCGGACGGGCGGCAGTACTGGTGCAAGCCGTGCGCCGTTGCTGCCGCCCGCGAGCGAGCCTTACGCAACCCCGAGGCCAAGCGCGAAGCCGATCGGAAGTACTCCGCATCGGAGAAGAACAAGGCCAACCGAAAGGCGCGCCGCGAAGGACCGCAGCGCGAGAAGATCCTTGAGCAGAAGCGCGCGTCATCGGATCGACACAAGGAACAGAACGCGCGCCGAGCTCGTGAAGCGCGAGCGGCAGACCCCGAACGTTTCAGGCAGTACTACCGCCGGAGGTACACCAAGGATCGAGACAAGATCCTTGCTGCGAACCGGAAGTGGGCGCTCGCGAACCGCGAGAAGGTCCGCTCGTACAAGCGCCAGTGGAACTATGGGATGACTCCCGAGGAGTTCAAAGAGAGGCTGGTACAACAGGACGGTCGGTGCGAGATCTGCGGGATAGAGCTGCACCTTGTCCTGAACCTCAACAAGGATGGGTCCGTCCGCGGCACGGGCATCTGCGTTGATCACTGCCATGAGACCGGCGCGGTACGCGGTTTGATCTGCAGCAGCTGCAATAAGGGGCTTGGCCATTTCAAGGACGACCCCGAGCGGATGCTCGCCGCAATCCAGTACCTTGCCAAGTACCGCGAGGCGTCCTACTAGCACTCCATCCCCCTCAAGGCCGAGAGCTTTCTGCTCTCGGCCTTTCGTATGCCCGGAGATCTGGAGGTCTCGATGGCCCCGCCCCCAGCCCCGCCTGTTCGCGCCGGTGTCCCCCTGCCCAACTTCGTTGCCACGCAGGAGCTGTTCCGCGCCGACGGCCTGACGCTGAACAGCAACTCGGACACGGTCACCTCGAACGTCAAGAACCAGCTGAACAACCAGACCAGCGGCTACATCGACGTGTCATCGGTGTCCAACGGTCTGCTGGTCGTGACCGTCGCGAACGCGCCGACCGGCACCAACCCCGCGCTGGCGGTGTTCTTCGATGTCGTGGACGCCTACGGGAACTGGTGGCTGACGTCGAACGCCACGGCCATCTCCGGGGCTGCCCTTCAGTTCGCGGGCACCGTCGCTGGCAACATCTCCACTGGCTACAACCTGACCTACAGCGGTCGTATCCGGTGGACGATCACGGGAACCGCAAGCCCGACGTTCACTGGCGTCTCGTTCAGCTTGTTCGGCCGCTGACTCCAGCGACACCCCTGGGCACGCCAAGGTTCCGGCCCCGATCCCCTCACTCTTCGAAGGAGAGCAGGCATGCGCCTGTACACGCGCACGGGCGCAACCGCGCTCGACCACCCGGTCTTCGGGCACTACGACGCCGACGAGCACGGCGGCTTCGACTTCCCCAACGAACTCTCCGACCAGCTCCACGGCTTCGCCAGCGGCGGCAGGCCGCTGTGGGAGACCGATGTGGAGCGTCAGCGGCGCCTGATCTCCGAGGAGTTGGAGCGCCGCAAGGATCCGGCGACGCTGCTGCAGGCCGTGGAGCAGTTGGTCGCGGCGGCCCGCACGGTGGGCGTTGCGAAGGACAGCGAGGGCGCCGAGGAGCCGGCTTCGCCGGTGAAGGCGACCCGTGCGCGCCGCAGCCCGGCCAAGGCCGAGCAGGCCTGAGCCAGTTCATCCCTGACCCGAGCCGTACGGCGCGCCGCGCCGAACCCCATGGAGGTACCCCATGCCCACAACGATCGTGACCGGCGGCACCAACGGCCCCCTCGCGGCCGAGACCGTCGGCGACAGCTTCAACGGTCCGCTCACGCTGAACAACCAGGCGTCGCAGCCCGCGACCCCGGCTGGTGCCGCGGTGCTCTACGCGACCGGCGGCGTGATGACGTACATCAACCCGCAGGGCCTGGTGCAGACGATCGTCGGGTCGCAGGGCGGCCAGACCGCTGCGGGCACGGCGATCACCGGCGTCACGGCGGAGACGGTGCTGCAGTCGATGAGCCTTCCCGCGAACGACGCGATCGCCGGCGCGGTGTACAAGATGGTCGGCTGGGGCGTGTTCACCTCCACCGGCACCCCGGGTAACACCGTCTTCACGTCGCGCCTGGGCGGCGTCGCCGGGACCTCCCTTGTGGCGACGGCGAACATCGCGCTGACGGCGTCGCTGACGGCCGCGCAGTGGAAGCACGAGACCTTGATCAACTTCCTTTCCCCGACAACCGTGTCGTGCATGACTGAACTCCTCATCGACACCGCAGTCGGCGGCGCCGCCAGCGCCTTCCTCGCGGCTTCGACCTCAGCGGTCACCGTGTCCCTGACCACCACCAAGGCGTGGGTCCTCGACGTGACCCCCGGCGCGACCGGCAACAGCATCCAGCTTTTGGGCGGCTGGTCGGAACGTGTGGCATAGTCAGAGCGAGTAGCTTTTGAGCTGAGCGAGTTGCTAACGTGGCGTCATGCGTAGGCGCTGGAAAGAAGATGAGCTCCGCTACCTCTGCGAGAACTACCACCTCAAGGGGCCGCAGCAACTCGCTCAAGAGCTCGGGCGTACAGAAAGCGCCCTCAAAACAATCGGCCACAAGCTCGGCCTCAAGAGCCCGTTCCAGTTGCGCGTGGAGTCAGTCCGCCATGACTATTTCGCCGAGGTCAGCCGCCCGATCCAGACGTACCTCCTTGGACTGTGGGCTTCTGATGGAACGGTCA